ACGATGTTGATGAAAATAGCGGTTATGAGAAGGACGGTGTTTATAGGTTTAGAAAACAAGACAGCCCGGAACAATATGAAAAAAATTGTCCAAATTTGGGTCATTTCTTTAGAAATATAAAAGGTGGAGTACTTTTTGTTGTTAGTGGATCTGATTCTGTTTCTGCTGCCACATTGGCCATATTACAACAAATAAAAGATTGTGATATAAATATTTTATATATTAAGCCGGAATTAGAATCTCTTTCACCGGATAAAATTAAACATGAGTGGGTTGTTTTTAACGTTTTACAAGAATATGCTAGATCTGGGGTTTTCAAAAGGATTTATCTTGTGAATAATTCTGAAATTGAAAAGCATTTGGGGGAAGTTCCAGTTATCGGTTATTATGATCGGTTAAATGAGATGATCGTTTCAACGTTTCATATGATAAATGTTTATAATCATAATGAGCCCGAAGTTTCTACGTTTTCAGAACCTGATAAAATTAATAGGATTTCTACTATCGGATTTGTTAATTTTGAGAACGGAGAAAAAAAATTATTTTATTCTCTTGACGAAGTAAAAGAATTGTGTTATTATTATGCTATAAACAAAAAAAAATTAGAAGAAGACGGTGAGTTGTTTAAAAAAATTAAAGACCAAGTTAAAAATGATGTTAAGACTGGTTACGGAATATTCGCAACAAAATATGCAGAAGACTATTCATACGTAGTTGCTCATTCGTCAGAAATTCAACGAAAAAAAAGTGAAAAAAGTACTTGACAAACAAAATTTATTATGTTATGATTATAATCAGCAGAATGAGAAATTAGTCATTCTGACTTTACTCAACCAAAGGAGATATTAATATGGGTATTGATATGGAAAAAATGCGCGCCCGCCGCGTAGCATTAGATAATAAAGGCGGAAACCGAGAAGTTTTTTGGCGGCCTCAAGATGGAGAAACGACAATTCGAATCGTTCCTACTCCAGCTGGTGATCCTTTTAGGGATTATTGGCTTCACTATAATCTCGGTAACAATCCTGGCTTTCTGAGTCCGAAGAAAAATTTCGGAGAAGAGGATGCACTTGATGGTTTTATTCGTAAGCTCTATAAAGAGGGTACAGAAGAAAGCATCAAGATGGCCAAGTCTTTGTCAGCAAGACAACGCTTTTATACTTCAGTTGTTGTTCGAGGAGAAGAAGATAAAGGTGTACGTGTTTGGAGTTTCGGTAAGATGGCTTATGAAAAACTACTCAATCTTATTCTTAATCCAGAATATGGCGACATCACTGATTCGGAAACTGGAACAGATCTCGTAATTCGTTATGGAAAGCCGGCAGGCGCTTCTTTCCCTCAAACGGAGATCACTCCGCGACGTCGTCCTTCGCCATTGTGCGAGGATGGAGCACAATGCGCCGAATGGCTTGACTCGATTCCGGATTTCGATTCACTTTTTAATCGTAAAACCCCTGAAGAGGTCGAAGCCATTCTTGATGAGTATTTATCGGGAAATGCCGATGACAACTCTTCTGACAATGTAGAGAAGTATAGTGTCGAATCTGGCGATTCGGTAGATAAAGCTTTTAGCGAGCTTCTTTCGTAAGTTCTCTCTCACCCGCAGGGAGGCACGGGGTTACAGGTGTCTCAAATTAAAATAATAAAAGGATGATATTATAATGAGTACAAAAACAAAAAATACAAAAACAAAAAGTAAAAAAACAAAAAGTAAAAAGGTTAAGAATGGGCAGACGGTGAATATACACTATGTTGGCACATTTGATGATGGTACTGAATTTGACAGTTCCAGAGTTCGCGAGGAAGCTATATCTTTCGAAGTAGGCTCCGGCGAACTGATTTCTGGTTTTGATGCAGCTTTGTCTGGGATGAAAATTGGTGAAGTTAAAAAAGTTAAATTAGAGCCGAAAGAAGCATACGGGGAAATTAATCCTGCAGCTTTTCAAACTGTGCCGCAAACGAATTTCCCAAATGGTTTTGAATTCGAGGTTGATGGCATGGTACGCGGTAAAGATGGCGAGGGACAGGCAGTGGTTGCAAGGATTGATAAAGTCAATGATGACACTGTTGTCTTGGACTTCAATCACCCTCTTGCCGGTAAAAATTTGAATTTTGAAATTGAACTTTTGAGTGTAGATTAAATATAAAATAGGAGCATAATAGTGAGCATTCAAAATAAATTTAAAGAAGCAAGTTTGGCCGGAGATACGAAAGTAACTCTAGTATACTCAGCCGGCGAAGACGTAGTACACGCTTGGGATGGCTATGAGGAGCAAGTTGTTGAAAACACAGGTATTGCTAAGCACTTGGCAGAACTCGTAACTGATCCGAGTTTCAAAAATAATGAGGTACTTGATGAAATGCGAAACCAATATCTTCTAGAGGGTTACCCTCGTGATGATAGCGGCTTCGTTGAGTATGTAGAAGGCGTAATTAAAGATAATTTATATGATTACGAATGGATCGAGAGATCAACAGAACACTACGATCACAAGCGTGGTTTTACAACTGTGGAAGCAAGAGTTGATACTACAGTGGAAGAAATTCTTAACGCAAATTCACATGCCATCGCCGGCTGGGATGCAGAAGTTAAGACAGCTCTTGGCAATACTACTATTAAAGGAGATTAAATATGAGATTATTGATTGCTATTTTAATGGTGCTACTTGTTAGCGCCTGCACTGACACTGCAAGCGATGCTGAAGAGGCATCCAGCAGTGACACACAGACTTCTCAGGAAGACACTGTTCTTCCCGAGGATGTCGCGGAAGCGTCCGAAACAGAAACTGGCGACATAACACCAGCTGATGATACAACGCCAGAAGCAGATGTCCCAGACGAAGAGTAATAGGATTTAATTATGGCGAGAAAAGCGAAAAATAAAGCAGGCAAACTTTCTATGTCAGATATGCGTAGCCTTATTAATAAAAAGGCCGGCATGTCTGTTGCACACGATTTAACCGATGCTAACCCAACAGAAGTGAAGGATTGGATTCCAACTGGATCTCGTTGGTTAGATTCAATTGTTTGTCGTGGCAAGTTGACTGGCATTCCAGTGGGGAAAGTTGTTGAAATTGCCGGCCTAGAATCAACTGGCAAATCTTACATGGCTGCTCAGGTTGCATCTAATGCACAAAATATGGGCATTGATGTAATTTATTTTGATTCTGAGTCTGCGATTGATCCCACTTTTCTGGAACGCACTGGTTGCGACTTAGAAAGTCTACTTTATGTTCAAGCGCAAAGTGTGGAATTTGTTCTTGAGACAATTGAAGATCTTCTTGCTAACAACGACAATCGCATGCTTTTTATTTGGGACAGTCTTGCTTTGACTCCGTCCGTTAGTGATGTTGAAGGCGATTTTAATCCTCTTTCTTCGATGGCTGTCAAGGCTCGGATTCTTGCAAAAGGAATGTCCAAATTAACTGTTCCAATTGCGAATAGTCAATCGACATTCCTAGTCCTCAACCAACTTAAGACAAATATTACCAGAAGTCCTTCTGAAGCAATGGTAGAACCTTATATGACGCCTGGAGGAAAAGCTATGATTTATTCTTATTCTCTTCGCATTTGGCTTACGGGACGTAAAGCAAAAGCAAGTTTTGTACTTGATGAAAGAGGGTTTAGGGTTGGTTCAGAGATTAAAGCCACTCTCAAAAAAAGTCGTTTTGGAACTCAAGGCAGACAAGCTAGTTTTAAGATTCTTTGGGGAGACGATATAGGTATCCAAGATGAAGAAAGCTGGTTTGAAGCTATTAAAAGTTCTGTTTATCTTAAACAAAGTGGAGCATGGTATTCGCTCGAATATAAAGACGGCACAGAAGAAAAGTTTCAGCCTTCCAAATGGAAAAATATGTTGACAAATCAGAAATTTCGTGATAGAGTAATAGAAATAATGGATGAAGAAGTCATCCTCAAGTTTGATAAGCGCCAGGGCAAGGCAGAAGATTTTTATGACATCGAAAACGAAAATATCGAAGAAAATACAAAGCTATCTGTCGTTGGCAAAACGGATGGCACAACAGAGTGACGAAGCTCGAACATGTCATGGCGCAGTGTTGGTTAAAGGCGGCAACATTATTAATGCCGCCCATAATAAATGGTCTTATTCTTCTTTTGGAAAGAGATTTCGGGAAAGAGACAAGGGAATATCAACACTGCACGCTGAACTGGCAGCGGTACTTAATTTAGATAGATCTATAACGCAAGGAACAGATATTTACGTTGTTAGAGTTAATCGAGCAGGTGAATTTAAAATGAGCAAACCCTGTTCTATGTGTGAAACAGCTTTAAAACATGTTGGAATAAAAAGGATATATTATACTACAGATGACGGCAAGCTTGAATGTTATAAACTATGATCCTAATTATAGTATGGAAGATAGATTTATAGAAGATCTTAAGGGAAATTTCCCAAAAATGAAATTTAGACTTATTAATATAGAACTCCCTAGTCCACTTTTTGAGTGTGGTGAAAGGCAAACTCTTAAAGCAGGAAGAAGGAAACTTAAATTATCTTGGTCTCCTCCAATATCAGACATTACAGATGAAAAATTTTATCAACGTTTGTTGGGTGATTGTATGGACGAGATCAACAAACTTTATCCAAAAAAAAGGTGGTTTTGAAAAGAGTATTAATAATTGATGCCCTCAACATTTATTTGAGAGCTTACATATCAAACCCTTCAATTGCTTTAAACGGTGAGCCTATCGGTGGTGCATTTGGATTTCTTAAATCTCTCCAAAAATATTGTAGAGAGATGAAGCCTGATCATATCGTGGTCTGTTGGGATGGGCCTGATGGAAGTAGAAAAAGAAAGACAATGCACAAAGGCTATAAAGAGGGCAGAAAACCCATTCGTCTAAATAGAAATGTTCGTGTTATGTCTGAAGAAGAGGAACTAAATAATAAAGTATGGCAACAGCAGAGACTGATAACATATCTCAATTGTCTGCCAGTTTCTCAGATCATGATTGAACAAATAGAAGCAGATGACATTATTAGCTATGTTGCGCAAATGCAGCATTTCAAGGACGCTCAAAAAGTTATTATTTCTAGTGATAAGGATTTTTATCAACTCTGCAACGATAAAACTGTAGTCTACAGACCGGTCCAAATTGAGTTCATAAACGTCAAAAGACTAGTTGAGACGTTTGGTATACACCCTAACAATTTCGCCCTTGCAAGGGCCATTTGCGGCGATAAGAGCGACAATCTAGACGGTGTAGGGGGAGCAGGCTTAAAGACCGTTGCTAAGCGGTTTCCGTTCCTCTCAGAGGCGAATCCGCATGAGATCCAGACACTTTTTGAAGCTTGTGAATCAGTGGAGAAGCCATTAAAAGTTCATCATAATATTTTGAGTGGAGAGAAGAAAATACAGAGAAATTATAAGATGATGCAGTTGTATACTCCACTAATTTCAGTACAAGCTAGTCAAAAGATTAAGTACGCAATTCAGGAGATGACACCGGAATTGAATAAAACTCAATGCATCGGTTTGATGATTGAAGATGGAATTGGCGCATACGATTGGTCAGAAATGTTTGCAACAATGAAAAGATTTTGCTTGACAACTAGTGAAAAATAATGTATTATCGAAGATATAATATGCAATGGAGATGAGATGGCTAACAATGATCTATATAAAATTGAAGTTTATGATCATGGGGAAGAGAGCAAAAAAGTTTACAATTTTAAAAAAGAATTGAATACTTCTTCGTTCCTCAAGAAGATGAAAGATTCAGGAGCAGAATTTATAAAGGTTGCGACGATTGTTCTAGACGAGAAAAAAGCAGCTGGATATACGTATGTTACTGAAAACGAGTTGTGGAAGGGGAACGACGCGAAAGGATGGGTTTATATAATTTCCGTGAACAACAAAATTGTTAAAATTGGCCAGACTGATGCAACTTTGAAATCTAGATTTAACTCTTATCAGGCCGGCACCCTAAAGGCTAGAAATAAAGGAACATGTTCTGTAACAAATTGGAATTGTTCTGAATTTTGGAGGACTTGTTTGCACGAAGGGCTAGATTTGAAAATATTTGCCTACCAAGTGCCGACGACTGAAACAACACTTCAAGTATTTGGAAGACAGGAGGTTGCAAGAAATAAACATGCGTATCTATATGAAAATGCCTTGTTGAAAGAATATAAGGACATTAAAGGCAATTATCCAATTCTCTCTAATAACACTAGCGAAGCATAGAGGGATACAACATGTGTGATATTTATAATAATTCTTATGAGGAACTAAAATCTTATTATGACGATGTTCTAAACAAAGATAAGACAACATACAAGAATTCCAATGATGAACCAACTCCCTTGGGGTGCATAGAAGAAATGCTAGATAAGATACCCTCCTCCGTTTGGAAAGAAGGTGTCAAAGTGTTTGATCCTTGTTGCGGAAATGGTAATTTTCACTTGTACGCTTGGAACAAACTTAAGGAGAGTGGCTTAAGCGATAAGGAAATAGTACAAGATAGTTTGTACTTTAATGATATTAATTGGGATAGGTTAGCTAACGTCCGTAAAATATACGGAGAGCCTATCAACATGACTATGTTTGATTTCTTAAAATACCCAGAAGAAGAGAAGTACGATATTGTACATGCCAATCCTCCCTATGCTAAATTTACCAAAGAGGGAAAGAGGGCTAGTAAAAACCACACTATGGTTAGAGATTTTCTTTCCAAGAGCTTGAAACTCTTAAAAGATAATGGATATCTGGTATTTATTATCCCAGACAATTGGATGTCTCTGGCGGATAGAAATAAAGTTATTGAAGAAATAACGGAGAATCAATTTATATATTTAAACATCCATGGAGCAAAAAAGTGGTTTCCAAAGATAGGCAGTTCTTTTACTTGGTTAGTTCTTCAAAAGAAAAGAGCCAAGGATAATTATGAAGTCGATTGTATGTACAAGGGGAAAGTTTGGAATAGTACTGTTAAGCCCGGTAAAAGAGCTTTCATTCCGCTGCTTTGGACAGACACGGCACAAAGTATTTTCGCGAAAACAATAGAGAAAAACAACGAAAAATTTATCGTACAAACATCCAGTGATCTGCATAAATATACTAAGAAAGAAAATATAAGAACCGTTCAGGATAGCAAATTTAAGTACAAACTGATTCATACTCCAAAGCAGACAGTGTGGGCTAATCGCCCACACAAATTCCATAATGGATACAAATGCTTTATAAGCACCACCGATAAATATTCCATATTCGTTGATAATTGTGGTATGACACAATCGATTGCTTTTATAAGATGCAAAGATAAAAAACAGGCTGAAAATTTTAAGAAAATTTTGGATCATGAACTTTATGTGTTCTTAAATAATGTGTGCCGATGGGGAAACTTTAACAACATTAGGATTTTGCAGAAATTTCCAGTTCCAAAAAATGAAATAGATATATATGGGTCATTTGGCATAACGGAAAATGAGAAAAAATTTATAAAACAATTTCAAAATATAAAAAATAATAAGCTTGACAAAGTGTGAAAATTAATGTATGCTGGGGTAATGATTTTAGAAAAAGATAAAAAAATGGAGGAGATTATCGTTGAAATACTCAAAGAGTTTAATAAATTTTCAACGAACATCTCCTCAGAAACTTCCAGAGAGCTTATCGCAAAAGCAATTGTTAGAAAAATTAAAAAGGTGTACGATTATAATATAAAGTATTATTATAGTTAATATTCTGCGCCTGTAGTTCAGTAGGTTAGAACGCCACTCTTATAAGGTGGAGGTCTCTGGTTCAAGTCCAGCCGGGCGCACCAAAAAAAAAGAGTAATTTATGGCAAAAGAAGAGAGAGTAGATTTTTCAAAATACGGTAAGGATTTCCAAGAGAAGTTATGTCAATTAATTCTACAAGATAGAATATTCTGTGATCAAATTGAGGAAGTTCTCGACATTCAATTTCTGGAGCTAAAATATCTTCGCGTATTTGTGCAGAAGGTTCTTGCTTATAGAGAAAAATATGACGTTCATCCGACCGCACGTATTATGTTTACGTTGGTGCGCTCTGAGTTGAATGATGAAAATGATGCGACACAAAAGCAAGTAAGAGATTATTTTTCTAGAATTTACAAATCCGACATGGAGGTCGAAGGCGAAGAATATATTAAAGATACTGCTCTTGATTTCTGCAAGAAGCAGGTTCTAAAAGAAGCAATGCTCAAGAGTGTTGGCCTTCTTAAAAATTCTTCATTTGATGAAATTTCAAGCACTATCAACGATGCTTTAAAGCTTGGCTGTGATAACAATTTTGGATATGATTATATTAGAGATTTCGAAAAAAGGTTTGAGATCAAAACAAGAAATCCAATATCGACAGGTTGGGAACATATTGATGGACTAATCAAAGGAGGCTTAGGGCGCGGAGAACTTGGAGTCGTTATAGCTCCAACCGGAGCCGGAAAATCAATGGTTTTGGTTCACCTGGGAACACAAGCAATAAAAAAAGGAAAAAATGTTGTTCATTACACTTTAGAATTGTCTGATATTATGGTAGCATCTAGATATGACAGTTGTGTAACCAGTGTCCCTCTAAAGGATTTATTTGTATTCAAAGAACAAATTTATGAAACCGTTCAAGACTTAGAAGGAGGTCTGATTGTTAAGGAATATCCAACAAGATCTGCTTCTACTAAAACTTTGGAAAATCATCTTGAAAAATTGCGACAGCGCGATTTTAAGGTCGATATGATTCTTGTTGACTATGGAGATCTTTTGAAACCAATTGTTATACGCAAAGAGAAAAGAATGGAACTAGAATCTATTTATGAAGAGCTGAGAGCAATTGCTCAAAAGAATGACTGTCCGGTTTGGACAGCTTCACAAACTAATAGGTCGGGATTGAACGCTGAAGTAATAACAATGGAATCTATTTCTGAGGCGTTTAACAAATGCTTTGTTGCCGATTTTATCTTCTCTGTATCTAGAACAATAGATGATAAGAACGCCAACACAGGAAGGATGTTTGTTGCTAAAAATAGATTCGGTCCGGATGGATTAGTTTATCCAATGTTCATGGACACATCGAATGTTAGCATTGAGGTTCTAGACCCAACAGGAGAAACAGTAAACGACATTGTTACAAAGTCAGCGAAAGAACAATCAGAACTGTTGAAAGAAAAATACAAAGAATTTAAAGATAGCAGGGGTAAAAAAAATGCATAGCGAGGAAGAGGTCAAAGAAGCTACATTAGAATATTTCAATGGCGATGAATTAGCCACAAATGTTTGGATGACTAAATATGCCCTGAAGAATAAGGGTGATTTTATGGAAAAAAATCCTGATGATATGCATCACCGTTTAGCTAATGAATTCGTTAGGATGGAAGAAAAGTTTGGAGGCGAAAGGGCTCTTTCAAAAGATGAAATTTATGGCTTATTGAAGAATTTTGAGTACGTTGTCCCGCAGGGATCTCCAATGATGGGGATCGGTAATAATTATGTTAATGTATCATTATCCAATTGCGTGGTTGTAGATTCTCCAAAGGATAATATTTCTTCAATTGTCGATTCAGGTAAATATCTTGCTAATTTGTTTAAGCGTCGATGCGGCGTCGGGCTTGATATTTCTGAGCTTCGCCCTGAAAACGCTTCCGTAAATAATTCTGCCGGCACTACAACTGGCGCATGGTCATTTGCTGATTTTTATTCTTATGTTTGTCGAATGATTGGTCAAAATGGGAGAAGAGGAGCCTTGATGATCACAATGGACATACGGCATCCGGATATTGAACATTTTGTTGCGATGAAACATGATCTGACAAAGGTTACAGGGGCCAATGTTTCAATTAAAATAAGCGATGAATTCATGAAGGCGGTTGAAAATAAACAAAAGTTTACTTTGCAATTTCCTGTTGACTCTGATAACCCATCTATAACAAAAGAAATTGAAGCAAAAGATTTATGGAACCTTATTGTTGAGTCGGCAACAAAAACTGCTGAGCCCGGGCTCATGATGTGGGATAATATTTTAAAAAATCTGCCGGCCGAAAGCTATGCCGATGTGGGCTTCAAAACTCTCACAACCAACCCTTGTGGAGAAATACCTTTATCAGCATATGACAGTTGTCGGCTAATTTCAATTAATCTCAAGAATTTTGTTATTAATCCTTTTAAGGGTCCAAAATTTGACTTTTATAAATTACATGAAGTAACAGCCCAAGCAATGAGGTTATCGGATGATCTCGTTGAGCTTGAAATTGAAAAGCTCGAAAGAATCATTAAAATATGTGATACAAAAGATGAAAAGGCACTGTGGAAAAGGCTTTTAAAAGCTTGCAAGGATGGCAGAAGAACAGGGTTAGGAACTCATGGATTGGCAGACGCCATTGCTTGTTTAAATCTTCGTTATGATTCAGACGAGGCAATAAAAGTAATAAAAAAGATTTACGAAACTTTAAGAAATGCGGCATATACTGAAAGCGTTAATTTAGCTAAAGAACGAGGCGCATTTCAAGTTTTTGATTGGAATAAAGAGAAATCGAATTCTTATATTTCAAGGTTGCCAAAAATTTTGCAGGAAGAAATTTCCAGATTTGGAAGGCGTAATATTTCTATTCTTACAAATGCTCCCACCGGCTCTGTTTCTATCATGTCACAAACTAGTTCTGGCTTGGAGCCAGTGTTTCGAAACTTTTATAAACGGAGACGAAAGCTTTCTCACAATGAAAAAGATGTCGAACCGGATTACATTGATGAGCTTGGGGATAAATGGTTGGAATACGATGTATTTCATCACAACCTACAAGAATATCTAAATTTGTTTGATACAGAAGAAATACCCGATTTTTTTATTGAGAGCGATCAAATTGATTGGCCACAGAGAGTATTGGTTCAGTCTGTTATTCAGGAAAGCATCGATCACTCGATCAGTTCAACAATTAATTTGCCAAAGGGCACTGATCCTGCCGTTGTGGGCAATCTTTATTTTGAAGGTTGGAAAAGAGGGCTCAAGGGCATTACAGTTTACGTTGATGGTAGCAGGAGCGGCGTTTTAATCACAAAGACAGAGAAAGACACTTTCCCACAAAACGGTGCTCCAAAAAGGCCACAAGAACTTCTTTGTGACATCCACCACACAACCATTCAAGGTGAAAAGTGGACAATTCTTATAGGGATGTATGATGAAAAACCATACGAAGTTCTCGGCGGTCTCTCCAACTTAATTGAGATCCCCAAGAAACACAAAAAAGGAAACTTGACCAAGCACAACTTTAAGACCAGAAATAATCGTTATGACTTGAGGATTGGCGAAGGTGATGATGCCATGGTTATTAAAGACGTCGTAAATGTTTTTGATAATCCTACAAATTCTGCATTTACAAGAATGATCTCCCTTTCTCTTCGCCATGGCGCAAAACCAAGTTTTCTTGTGGAACAACTACAAAAAGATCGTGACAGCGATATGTTTAGTTTTTCAAGATGTATTTCACGAATTTTAAAAAATTATATAAGAAACGGAGAAGAAGTGGAAAGCGATAAAGTATGCGAAGCTTGTGAACATGAAGGGCTGATTTATCAAGATGGTTGTGTAACTTGTGAAAATTGCGGTTACGCGAAATGCGGTTGACATCAATAAGATTAATTGTTATAATAGACACACAGGAGAAAAAAATATGAATCTTAATTACCTACTACCTAAAAAGGAGGCAACTGAACACTGCGACGCCTCTTTTACAAAAAAGAGAAAACACGCGTGGTGCCCGGGCGGGCAAATTCGTAAGTCAATCGATGGATCAGTTGGAGTTGAATTTTTTTGTAAAAGGTGTGAAAGACGACATTGGCATTTTTTCACTCCAGAGAAATACAAAACTTATAAAAACGTTTTAGGAGAAGTAGCATGAAATTTGAACCGAGAAATAGACATTTATTAGTCGAAAAAATTGAAAGAGAAAAAAAGGAGATAAACGTTCTAGTCCCGGAAGGATATAAGAAAGTTGAGGAATACACACTTTTACGTGTTGTAACTACAAGTCCAGATTGTGCCATAACAGCACGAAAAGGTGAAAAAGTTGTTGTGCCAACACATTTAATTCAAGATGTTGAAATAGGAGAAGAAAGTTTTTCAATTGTTTTGGAAAACCATATTTGTGGAGTGATATACAACACATGATAATAACTACCGCCGAATTAATTTGTGCTGCTATATTGTCTATAGGCATGCCAAATGCTGATTTCGCTTGTACGCACATGGACTCTGTTGTAAAGTATTCTGAAAAATATAATGTAGACCCAGTTCTTTTGACTGCGGTGATTTATGCCGAGAGCAGATGGAATCCTAAAGTAGAGAGCAGAGCTGGGGCATGCGGCTTAACTCAAATCATTCCAAAGTGGTCGAGAAAGTTCGGGTATGTTAGTTGCAATCGTCTCAAAAGAGATCCTGAAATGTCCATTAGAAAGGGCGCCCAAATACTAGATTATTGGATTAACAACTACAATAGGGGTAATGTAAGGCTGGGGTTGTGCGGATATAATGCAGGATATCGTTGTCGCGGCAAAAGCAAAATTTTAGATAAGAGAGGGCATACAAGATATACCAGGCGCGTATTAAAGATGTATCGCGAAATTGAGTTGGGGATGATACCCGGCTGCATGCACCGTGAGTGATTTAAGTCACCATACATATAATGTTGAGGAACTTGTTATTGGAGACAGCTTAGAGGCAATAAGTTATTCTTATTTGAATGAAAGGCCCCTAATCCTGAACAGCATAAAGAAACCTCATTTTTTTGATTTTTTTGATGCAGGAGTCGACTTAAGTAAATATCCTATTGAGATTGTGGAATACGAAATGGTTGGATTAGACAACACTAAAATCGTCGGAGCGTCCAAACTTGAAATTTGGGAAAACTTAGTTTTTTGCTTGTCCATGTCTGGATTGGTTCCAGCGTCCGATAAAGTTTATTCTATGAGAGTTGAAGATAATAATTTGCTTAAATTGACAACCAAAGATTCTAGAGTATTAAGGTTTAAATTTGATAAACTAAGAATATTCGATACAGAAAACATGGCCGGCCTTGAATCTTTCAAAGAGGTTAATAAATTTAAAGTTGTTGATTGGATTAACGTTCGGTCAGGTATGAAACACGAATATGATTATTTTGAAACTAAAGATGACTTCGTAAAAGAAGTTTATTTTTATCCCTCTCAAAGAACAGGCGCCGGAGAAAAGGACGAGAGAAAAGATCTTGTAGCAGTATCATATTTGACAAAAGAGCAGTTAAATGATTTTGAATATTCAGATACATACGCCAAATTCAAGATATTAAGTTTGATGAAAAAAGCCGGCATAAAAGGGGCAAGAAATGGTAAAAATGTAAACGATCCGGAAAAGTACAATTATCATTCGATAAAAATTGAACCCTCCCATAGAGAAGTAGAAGCAAATGAAAAGTCATCACATAAAGACGAGGCTTCTATTATCTTTGACAATAGAAAAGAAAGAGATGTTTACATTCAGTCTAAAGAATATAAAGGATATTTGAATAAGATAAGTAAGATTTTAAATGATTGAGGGCACGCCAAACATACAAGCTGTTTTTCATTTAGCAGGAATTATACCTGTGGCGGGACAGTCATTAGACTTTAATTTACCTTGGCACGATTCTTGCGCGCCCATCGCTCCCGATTATCTTGCTGTAGAAAGAGCGGTCGTTGAATGTGCTTATGCTGGATGCGAAACGATTTGGATTGTATGCCATGATAATATGCAACCTTTAATCCGTCATAGAATAGGAGAAATGATTGAAGATCCAATTTGGCTTGGAAGGAATATGGATCCGAGACCATCGGAAACGAGAAAGCAAATTCCAATTTACTATGTCCCAATCCATCCAAAAGATCGAGATAAAAGAGATTGTCTAGGATGGAGTCTATTATACGGAGCATTGGTTGCATATAGTATCAGCAAAAAAATAAGCACTTATGTTGTGCCAAACAAATATTATGCAGCATTTCCATATGGAGTTTACCCGCCAGAAATATTAAGAACACACAGAAAACAAATATCAAGCGAAAGACCTTTTGTTTTATCTTTTCTTAATACGACAGTCAAAAATGGTGAATACTTGGGTTTTACTTTTGATGCAGAAGACTTTAAAAATTGCAGACGAAAACTTAGAAAAGATGGAACTGGTAGATATGTGCCAGGGGAAGGCATGACAGAAAAAATGCTCCCAATTGAAGAGAGGTGGTCGGCAAGATATTTTCCTATTGAGCAGGTGTTCAGTTCTTTGTCTTTTAAAGGCGCTTTGGATGTAGAAGTTGATTGGTACTTTAAAATTGACAATTGGGAAGATTATTGCGAATATATGGGCTCAGAAATGAGAAAAGGTATGAAAAGGCCATCAAAAGCATTATTTAATTACCATGAATGGAGCCCAATTGGTGAAGATAATATATAAGCATAAGCCTTTTTGAATTAATTGGACTAATTATATTTGTAGGAGTTTGCATATGAAACTAACAAAATCACAACTTAAACAAATTATCAAAGAAGAATTGGAAAAACTTAGTATTTCTGAGATTGATGAAGCTCTTTCAACAGAAGAAGAGGAAATGATGTCAATTGCATCCCAAGCCGCTCAATACATAAAAGATGAATTGGGTTTGAGACCTGGAGAAGAAGAAAACTTTATTGAGTACCTATCAACCGTTATGAGACAACCTGCTGAGACGCCATTGCCCGGAGGGCTGTAGTGAAATTAACCAAACAACAACTTAAACAAATCATTAAAGAAGAACTTGAAAAGGTGTTGAATGAGGAAGCATTTAAGACCAGACCACACGTAGTAACGCCGCGCGGGTTCGCGAAGCCGACACCAACACCAGTCCGCCCGCAACCGGTTCAGCCGGTGGCGCTACAAAGGCAAAGTATCATCGATATAGAAGTGAAATATCATGAAGAATATAATCAGGTATATGCAAATCTAAAAACAGAACCAGGTCCTGATAAGTTTCAGGCAACGTTATCGCATGATGGAAATGAAGTCGAGATATTTTTTGGCGACACAGAGGCGACTGACCTTTTCACACCGGAAGACGAAGAAAAAGTAAAAAGCGCGCTTCACGCGGCCGCGAAACGATGAGGAATAGAGAATGAAATTAACTAAACAACAACTAAAACAAATCATCAAAGAAGAGCTTGAAAAGGCCTTAAGTGAAAGAGGATTTGGCGAAGGCGAACCAGCAAAAGATGAATTTTCAAAGAAGAAGGAAGTTTATCTCGAAGAAGAGGTCGACGACTACTCGACAGAAAAACTTCCAAACGGATTAACTAGGATAAGAAAAAAGGATTCAGGCTTGGTTGGTTTGTACAATTCAGATGGCAGCTATAAGTCTGGCGACCTGAAGTTATCAAAAGATAAGGTGAGTAAATTAGTTGGCATAAAAGAGAAGAAACTTACAAAACCAGAAAAAAAAGAAAAGGAAAAAATTGTCAAGGGCATGAAGAAAGACAAAGGTGATTTTGAAGAACGTTATCCGGGGCGTGGAGAAGA